ACGTCGGTGCGGTAGCGCGTCTCAGGGATGGTGTAAAGTCTGAAAGGAGTCTGCCAAGGCTTCAGCAGGTCGCGCTTAATAGCCTCGTTGAAGAGTGTGCGTATCACCTTCATGCGCGTCATGATGGTTGACTCGCTATTGCCGCGTGTGTAGAGATAATGCTCATACTTTTTGAGCCACTGGAGGTCTATGTCCTCCAGCGACACATTGGGCGAAAACTCGTCAATGTTCTTGATGACATCGCGGTAAGTTCTTTTGGTCACCTCTTTCCGCGTACTGGAGTACTTCAGTACATTCTCTGAAAATTCCGTCAGCGGTACGGTGGTGCTGAGTGACTCGACATACATCGAGTAAAGTCTTTGCACGGTCATATTGATGTCGTGCCGGAAAGCCTCAATCTCCGTTGCCTGGATATCGAGGATAATCTGATTGAGCATGGCATTGAGGCCATCGAACTGAGGATGTAGGCTATTGACATAGCCACCAGAGAACTGCCGGCTCTCGCAATAGATGTTGGTGGGAATATCCACAGACTTGCGACCCTGAGAGGCGCGAACCATCAGCATACCGTCACCCGAACGGTGCTGCTTCGACGGATTGAAAATCACGTCGTAAGAAATTTTGTGTAACATACGCTAATAGGTTTTTGAAAGAACACACGCTAAAAAGGAAAAGGGAAGGGTGTTAGCGTGTCACCTCTTCGATGGGCCATGACCCCCATCTATCCCTCGGTGCAAATATACGGAATAATTCTTAATCATATCATTTTTGATAAGATTATTTAAGGAAAAACACAAAAAACAGAAGATGAGTAAACCCACGACGTACTTGTGTCGGTTAAGAAAAACCGAATGTAAAAATGGCAGTAGTAAAGGGTCAGAACTTGAGGTTGTTCCTCAACAATAAGGTTGTTGCGATGTCGACCACATGCAGCATGAGTCTTCAGGCGGTCGTGAAAGAAATCTCGCACAAGGACATAGAAGGCGGCTGGACGGAGAATGGTATCGTTGCTCTCAACTGGACGATCGAGTCTGAGTCGGTAGTATGCAGCAGCGTTGCCTACGGCTTCACAGTCGACCAGCTCGAAGGCATGGTGGGGCAGGTGTTCCAGATAGACTTTGCCATCGCCGGCGGCGAACACAACGCCACGCGAGGCAGTATGCTCATGTCAGGCTTTGCCGTGCTTAACGACGTGAGCATCACGGCACAGAACCGCCAGCGTGGTATTTGTAAAATTTCGCTGACAGGCCAGGGAAGGCTCGGGCAACCCCTCTATCTCGCCGATCGCAGCAGCTATATCTTCAAGACCTCCGACAACTACCTGTTGGTGGTTTAGCAAAATATCAAAGGAACTATGAAACAAGAAAGACAAGTAGCAATCATTCACTACAACACCCCGGAACTGACGGAAGCGGCCATATTGTCGCTACGGAAGCACGGCGGGGAGGATTATCACGTCACGGTGTTTGATAATTCAGCACCATCCATCGACCAGAAGACGGGCGAGCAATACGGGGCGCGGCCATTCACGGCTGAGATGCCTGGCGTGACGGTTATCGACAACACCAAAGGTCAGTTGATTGACTTTGAGAAGGAACTGGCCAAGTACCCTGACAAGAGCGTGGAAATCGGCTGCGTGAAGAGTTGTGTGTTTGGAAGCGACAAGCACATGATGACGGTGCAGTACATCATGGATCATGTGCTGACCGACGGATTCCTGCTGATGGATTCCGACATCCTGATTCGGCAGAGCGTGGACTTCATGTTTCAGGAAGACCAGTGCTGCGTGGGGCATATCATCGGCAGCAGTGGGCCGAACAACTACCAAAGGCTGGCTCCGATGCTGTTGTGGATAGGCTCGAAGATGTGCAAGGAGGGCGGCGCTCGGTTCTTTGACCCCGACCGTTCGTGGGCACTCAATCCGGGTGGCTACGGCAACAAGAAGAACGGCTGGGACACTGGCGCGGCTTTGCTTCAGGACATAAAGACGAAGAAACCGCAATGCCACGGCAAGCGTATCGACATCCGTCCGCTGATATTCCACTTTGGCAGCGGCTCGTGGTATAAGAACGAGACGGGCAGGCAGCAGCAGTGGTTGCAGGAACACCGCGACTTGTGGTACACGGAGCTTGAGCCGAGAGAAGCGAAGTACACGGTGATGACCTACATCTTCGGCGGCTATGAAGTGCCGCATGAGGTGATGGAGAAAGACCCCGACGCGGAGTATCTGCTGATTACCGACGACAAGAACTTGAAGAGCGCGACATGGCAGGTGGTGTATGACCCATCACTCGCAGGGCGCAATCCCATTGAGTCGAACTACGACGTAAGGCTGCACCCATTCCGCTATGCGCATACCGACGTGGTGGTGCGTATCGACGGCTCAATAGAACTGAAGAAGTCGCTGGCACCGCTGCTGAAGGACTTCAACGATGGCGGTTACGACCGATGCCTGATGATTCACCCGGCGCGTAACAACTTCGCACAGGAACTGGAGTGCTGGGTGACGCAACGCCACTATCCGCAAGAGGTAGCCGACCGCACGCTGAAGATGATGAAGGCGTGGGGCTACGACCTCGACTACCAAGGCATGTTCCAAGGCTGTTTCGAGATTGTGCGAGACACAGCGAAGAACCGCGACATCAACCGGCTGACCTACCAGCTAATGAAGTACACGGGCGGCGAAGAGGTGATTGACCGCCTCGACCAGCACATCTTCTCGTTTGTCGTGAACACGCTGTACCAAGACTTGAAGGTGCTGCCGGTGAGCGAAAACCTGATCACGATGGGCAGCAAGTGGGCGCAGTGGTACATCCACAAGTCGATGCGACCAATCAGTAACCCCAACAAAATCGCACCGATGATGTTCAACAAGCCGTGCGAGTGCTGGGATGAGCGCGAATCACGGGGACAGGTTCGTGATTCTTCCGCGAAGAATCAGGCAACCTGTCCCCCTGATTCACAAGGCGACGGCATTGGTAAACCCAAGACCAAGAAATCTACGAATAGAAAAGGCAAATAATTATGGATAATATTTTTGCGAATTTATTCCGATTCAGACAGCGCGAGGCGACACCCCAGCCGATAACGCCGGGCGTGCCGACTTCGACGATGCCATCAGAACCGAAGGTGACTGGAGGCGACTATCAGGAGCGCATAGCCTACGTCCGTGGGCCTGAACAGGCGTTGGTAGTGGGTTCAGTGTATCGTGCAGTGAATCTGAGGGCCGACACGATGAGCGTCATGCCCGTACAATACCAGAAGCGCGACTTCGATGGTGGCAACTACACCACGGACATGCGGGGACTGGGTAAGCGCATCAACTATCTGTTGCAGGAAGAGCCTAATCCAACCATGAGTGCTGCCGACATGTGGAAGCTAGTGGAGATCAACCGCCTGTTCTACGGCAACGCTTTTGTGTATGTGGAGCGCGACGAGTTCGAATTCCCCGTTTATTTGTGGCTGGTGAAGACTGGCGGCTACAACATCGCAACGGGCACGTACAGCAGCATCGTCTATCTGACCGACCACGGCTATGTGACGCTGACCAATGTGCCGCGTGAAGATGTGCTGCACTTCGCCAACACCTTCCGCTATCAGAACGGTATCTGGGGCATCCCGACGCTTCAGTACGCCATCGAGACACTGAGCCTGAACCGTACCCTGCGACAACAGGCACTTGAAACGGCGGCAAAGGGTGGCCGCGTTAAGCTGATCATCGGCGAAGAGAAACCAGCCAGCGGTCAAGGTACTTTGGCATTCGGCATGTTCAACAAGGAAACGATGGACTCATACGCCGAGGAACTTCAGAAGAAGATGTATTCAGGTCACGACATCCTCGCCATCCGTGGACTCGATAAGGTGCAAAACATATCCATGTCTGCTGTGGAGATGCAGATGTTTGAGCAGCTGGGAGCCACCAACGACGATGTGAGCCGATTCTTCGGTGTGCCGCGTCCGTTGCTGATGCTCGACACAAATAGCCATTATAATGACTATCAAAATGCGACGATGGAGTTCCACACGCGAACCATCCTGCCGCAGAAGACGGGCAACGAGAAAGAGATTGCACGCAAGCTCATCGGCTTTAAGGACTACGGCGTGCGACGCATCCACATATGCGAAAAGCCGCTGCTGGCGATGGACCCCGAAAGGCAGGCGAAGGTGGATCAGTTGCTGTTGCAGAACGGCACGAAGACCCCGAACGAGATTCGTCAGGAACACGACATGCCAGCCGTGGAGAACGGTGGCACGCCACTGGCTTCGGCCAACCTCATGACGCTGAAGGCTCTCATCGCCAAGAGCGACGCGGCTACGACGCTGAAGCCCGGCAACTATACCGTGGCAGAACCCGCCAAGGATGGAGAGGGCGAAAAGTAAACTGGCAAAAGCCAATCTCGACATTGGCAAAAGCCGATTTGAAACTGGCAAAAGCCGATTGATAAACTGGCAAAAGACAACGAATATGACACCAAACCCGACAAAAGAGGAAATCGACGCCCTGGAGCGCGAAATCCATCAGCAGCAGAAGAAGCGCGAGCGGCGCGTCCGTCACGCAGTAAACCCACAACGCGGTTTCGGCTGTTAAGTAGTAACATCATTTAATCGAGATAAGATGAAACAAGTAAGATTTACCCCCATCGAGACCTGCGGCCTGCAAGTGCGCGAGCCGCAGGAAGGACAGACCGAGAGTCGCACCATCGAGGGAACGCCCATCGTCTTCGGTGTGCGCTCAGTCAACCTCACACCGTGGAGCGAGACCCGCGAAGTCTATGAGGTGCTGGAGCCTGGTTGCATCACCAACGACCTGTTGCAGCGGTCTGACGTGATCCTGAACCTGAACCACTCCAACATGGTTCCCGACGTGCTGGGTCGCTGTCGCAACGGAAAGGGTACGCTCTCGCTCGAAATGAGGGCCAACAATATCGGTTGCCGCTGTGACATTGCCCGCACCCCTAACGCCGACGCTGCCCTTGAACTGATGCGGCGCGGTGACATCACCGGCATGTCGTTCGCTTTCGAGGACGACTACGAGGACACCGAGAATGGTGTGTCTTTTGAGCGTACAGGCGAAATCCACGACGGCAAGGAAGTGTGGCTGCGCCACGTTAAGCGCATAACTGGCCTCTATGACGTGGCCATCGTCACCCACCCCGCCTACGAGCAGACATCGGTAGGTGTGCGTGAGCAGTCGGAGGCTATCGACAAAGCCATTGAGGATCAACTGAAGCGCGAGTGCGGCGGTGGCTCTGACGATGACAAGGACAAGCGCGGCTGTGGCGGTGAGGAAACCGACGAGGAGAAAGCAACCCGTGAGCAGGCAGAGCGCGAGGCCAACGGCGGAGAGACCAATGCCGAAAAGGAATCACGCGAAGCAGCAGAGCGTGAAGCTAACGGCGGCGAAACCAATGCCGAAAAGGAAGCACGCGAACAGCGCGAACTGGAGGAGCAGGAGCAGCGTTTCCGCGAGTGCCGTGCCCTTCGTATGCGGATGCAAGCCCGCCGTCTCAACGACGAGATTCTGGAATCACTTAGTTATTAACAATTTAATATTTTTCGCTTTATGAAAGAAATGACAAAAGCACAGATTCAGGAGCGTCAGCTCGAAATCATGAATCGTATGCACGAGATGGAAGAGAAGTCTCGTGAGGCTAACAACGGCGAAATCCTGTTCAACGAGCAGGAGGACGCACAGTATCGTTCACTTTGCGCCGAGTCTGCCGGACTCAGTGCCCGTGCCAAGGCTATGGCCAGCGGCGAGGAACTGAAGCAGATTCGTGAGCGTGAAGACATCGGAAAGCAGTTGCGCGAGCGCATCAAGGCTTGTGCCCTGGAGAAGCGTGCCGAGAGCACCACTATCCTCGCCTACCCTGACACCAACGCCAGCCCGCAGAACACGACCGCTAACTTGGAGGCCGGTGGCTTGATCCCCATCGAGATTCTGCCCATCATCGACACCAAGGTTCCCGGCATTGAGTTGCCCGACGACCTGCTGATGGCTACTGGCGTGACTGGCACCCAGGTTGTGCCTTACTCTATCAACGACGTGAAGTTCACCGTTGAGGGTGAGGTGACCAAGGTTGCAGAGCAGGCTCTCAACTTTGCCAACATCCAGGCTGCTCCGAAGCGCGTTGCTGCCAGCGTTCCCGTCAGCTTCCGCGCTATCGACAACGCTGCCTTCGACATCATCGCCTTCATCACCTTCAAGTTCTCGAAGGGCTGGGCCATGTTCCGCGCACTCCACGTCTATGCTCACGGCGAGTACACCGCTTTGCAGTCTCCCTTCGGCAAGGTTACTCCTATCGAGCTCACTCTCGACCAGAACATCGGTAAGAACCTCGCAAGTGTTATTGCTGAGATGTACGACAAGGGCTTTGAGGGCGAGCCTGAGATTATCATGGACAAGGTGACTGAGGTTAATTTGAAGTTCACCAAGCTCATCCCTGGCAGCGTGGGCGAGCGCACCGTCATTGAGGATGGCCGCTGCGTAGGCTACCGTTACAAGGTATCTCCTTACGTGGACTACGCTCTTGATTCAAGCGGCGTTGCCACGAAGGACGCTACCTACCGCTACATCGCCATCGGTCACTTCGGCTATCTGGCAGAGCAGCAGCATGGAGAGCTTCGTTTTAACATTGATGGGACAAGTTCTGCTAACTTTGACAGGGGGACTGTTGCCATAGGCATGTCAACAGATTATAGCCTTACGGAGCTCAGTGGAAAAGTGAATGGGGGAGACGGCACTCCGCAGGCATTCGCCCTCATCAAGCTCATTGAGGTTAGCGGCAACGACAACATCTAAACTCTCTCGGATTTCTCAGGTCGTAGTTCCTGCCGGCTGTCGGCTCCGATGCAGCAGCAAAGGTTGTCTGACAGCCGGTTTCAAAGAGAAATAATCAGTTAGAACAAGTAAAACCAGTTGCAGAAGTAACGATGAGTCTGATTACTGACAAGGTATTCTACAACGCGCTTCGCTCGAACGCTGAACTGATGGCGACGGTGGACGGTCGTATCGAATCGACCTCCATACCCGTGCCTGATGATCAGTTTCTTGATACGCCTGTGCCTTATATCATCATCACCTTCGACGGTCTTCAGAACGAGGGCTTCACCAAAGATAATTCCTTTGAGGGTTGTGAGGATAAGGTTCAGGTGAGTATCGAGGTTGCAGCGGACACGCGCGACGCTCTTGGCGACATCATGCAGACGATACGGGATACCATTATCGCCTACTTCGAGGATACCGAAGGTCATGCGTGGGATGACTATGAGTATGTGCCGACCAACTACGTCTTCACGGCCAGTGCCGTCGGCTACGACTCGATGAAGCCTTGCTACTATCAGACTCTTACATACAACTGCGACACAACACCGTAAAGAATATGTCAACAATCAAGGGTCAGAATCTTCGTGTGATGGTAGG